AATGTATAACTTTACAGGAAGAATAGCACAGTATGTATTTAATATTCTTAATGACAGATATAGAGATAACATAGAGGCTGAAACTTCAGGAGAAAGACATAACAGATTTTCTATTCATGCAGTTAAATCTACAACTGATGCTGCACTCATCGGTAAGATGAAAATAGAAGATGTTGCTATTACTGATGATGATGGCAATACTACTTACGAACAAGTTCCTAAACAATTGTTTGGTGGTTTAGAAGGAGACGGTCTTTGTGTTTATGATGAGTTCGAATATTCCGGTGTATTCAAACCTACACAACACAAACAAGAAGTTGTTATGTATTTGAATACTTTAATGAATACTCTAGCAGGTCAAAATTATAGAATAACAAAACAATTAGCAGAAGGCGGGGAAATGTATTGTGATAGCAGACGTTCTATTTATGCTACCTCTTATATTCCTAAAACATTGACTAGTGTTATTGCAGAAACAGGGTTACTGCAACGTTGTTTAATCTACATTAGAGAAGTTCCTATAAGTGAACAGAATGCTGTAAGAGAAACACTGAGTAATGATTATGGTAGAATCATAGATACTCAAACACCAATCAATAAGTTTGGTGATGCCTTTGTAGAAATATACGAGTGTCTAAAAGAAAAATATGATTCTGTTCCATTAGAAATAAAAGAAGGTATGACCGAGGAACAAATTAGAGAAGCAGAGGTAATTAGAAGAAAGAAAGTAATTACTTTTTCTAAAGGTGTAAATGATACAATAACAAATGAAACAATTAAGTTTCAAAACTTTGTACACGATAGCAGACCTGCTGTAATTGAGATAGCAAATAATTTTATTACTAGAATGCAAGTAAGTATGGTTAGATTAGCAGTTCTTTCTTGTATCGCAGAAGCACCTAAATTACCAAAGAAAGATAGGTTCAAATTGACTAGTAAACACGTTTTACAAGCATCTCATGTAACCCAACAATGTTATAAATCTCTTGTATTGTGGTTAGATTCAGCCCTGAGAGCCGAAAGACTATCATCTGCCAAGAAACAAAAATTAGATGTATTTACAAAAGAATATAAAAAGTTAGTAGAAAATGGGAAATCAATTCAAATAGAGAGTCAGACAGGAGAGTGGATAAATAAATCTGTACTATTAGAAACAGTAAGATTAGTAACAAATGCATCACCTGCAACAGTATATAGGAACTACAAATCTAATAAGGGGTATTTTGAAGAAATAAGACACAACAAAACTAGATTTGTAAACATAAAAAGGAGAGGAATAAAATGAATAAAACATATGAACATACATTTCAAATGTATAACGTAAAAGATGGGCCGAAAGTAATGATACAATCACTTAACACTTTAGGTAATCAAGGTTGGGCTTTAAGCACAGTAATGAATATCGGAACAGATAGATTGATTGCTTTCTTGGTGAGAGATACCACTAAAGAAGCGCCTAATCCACAAAAAGCAGACCAAGATAAAATCACTGCTTTGTGGTCTGCAACGGGTGATGAAGAGTGATACCATATAGAAAAAAAATGTGGTTTGAAAGAATTTTTGATATATTAAAATCAACCGGAGAGGATGATTCAGATGGCGACTAATGTTTTAGCAATTGATTTAGAAACAAAAAATATGTCTCATGAAATTGGCGGTTGGGAAAATACCCATATGTTTCAAGTATCAACTGTTTGTACTTGGGATGGAGACGTAGGAACTATCTATATTGACAAATCAGTAGATGATTTGAAAAAATCTAATGTAATTATCAAACCATTATCCGAATTAAAATTCGATTTAGAAAAACATTTTGATAACGGTGGAAAATTACTAGGACACAACATACGAAACTTTGACTTACCTGTTTTGAAAAATGCAATGGATATTTATTGTATTAGAAAATACCTAGATAATCCTGAATCATATATTGATACAAGTGCAATACTTTCTAAAGAATATGGTGAAAGATATTCTCTTTCTAATTTGGTTCAACATACACTTGGTTCTGATAAACTAATGGATAGTGCCGATGCACCAAAGATTTGGAAAACAGGGGGTTACTCTGAAGTTGCCGAATATTGTTTGAAAGATTGTGAATTAGTTTATGATTTGTGGAAACATGGTGTTGAGAACAAAATAGTTAAAGGCTTCTCCCTCGAAGAAGCAATTGAGAAAGATTTGGAGGTGATGTGGTAATGGCTTTAAGTGCAACATCTATTGCTATTTGGTTTGTTTTTATAATTATGATTTCATTGTTATTTTTTGCAGCCTTTGGTAATAGTAAATATTCAGAAGATACTATTGATGAATACATGGCGAATCTAATAAGTGAGGAACAGAAACGTGGGTCTAGTTGAGGTTTGTAACTTCTGTAAAGAAGAAACAATACCAAGACGGATTCGTGGGGTCTATGTTGGTAGTCTTAATGAAATTAAGATTTGGCAATGTAGAAAATGTAAGGCGTTGTGGTCGAATAATTAATTTTGTTCGGCCATGACGCTGCTTTTTTTTTATTTTTTTCTGACTTTTTGTTTCAAGTTCTATTCTTATTTTTTTTAAGAGTAGTATTTTTTATGTAACAGCGAGTTCTGAGAGTATATAAACTGTACAGAATGTTGCTTTTTACACAAAAAATACCGCAATGTAAATTAACTACTTAGTGTTAGAACTACACTAGAGTGAAGCGGAAGTGTCAATTGTAGAAATTAATCAATCAGTTATTGTAGGATTAAGTTCACCTACATTGGACTTCACTATGTTCTTTGTAGATACATTTTTTCTAATTGTGTCTATACAAATAACACACTTGTTTTACGTTTTATGGGAGGAGAAAAAAAATGAAAAAAAGAACACATCACAATGGTAAGTGTAAGTGGATGACCGATTTTATGGAATCATTAAAAGATATAGAAGTTGAGTAAAATGGATGAAGATTATTGGGATGCACAGTTGGAAGGTTTTGAGGCAGCGTTTAAGAAACCTATTTGGAGAGACTACTTAGAGACTCAACGTAAACTATTAGATAAGGTTTTCAAGGAAAGTTTCGAAGAAAACTAATTTGCTCTTAGGATTCGAATTTAAAAAAAAAATACCCGTTTAGGTGGGTATAAATAAGCCACTAAATAATCAACTCATCCATGTTGGTTTATCAGGTAAGTTTTCGTAAGCCAAGTCTGCGGTTTCGTAGTCTTGTGGAAGCGTTAACAAATCTTGTCTATATTTTCTTAATTGACTTTGTTGAACTAATTCTAAAGTTTCCCAAACAATTGCCAATTGATAAACATCCATTTCTTTTAATAGTCCTTGTCTTATTCCTCTTAATTCATCCCATTCCATTTAATCACCTCATAAGTTATATTTCACCCAAACTATTGCTTGTGCATTATTCAAACTTGTTCCACTAGCCGTTCTCTTAAATTGTAATATATCACCCGCATTAAATGTCATAGCAACATCTGAACCTGTTACGACTTTTGTATAATTATTAGTGTTAGTTTCAGTTAAAGAATCAGAAGACCATGAGAAATCAGTACCACTAGCAGCACCGTTTGTTCTCAATCTCCAAGTATTAGCATTACTATTTGAAGTAATACTTCCACCTGCGAATAAGAAACTAACAGCCATTACTTTACCTGCAAATGGCATCGGGTAGGCATTAGGATTAGCAGTAGAACTTTGAACTGTTGGTACTCTCATATCTACTGTTGTAGAATTTAATCCCCCCCTTTCAAAGAATAGTGGTGTTAATGCACCCAATACAATTCCATCACTATTACCTTCAATCCAAGTAGTAGTAGTACTACCATCATTACCTGCAATTTTTAATTGTCTGCTTCCTGTTGTTGACGATACATCAATACCCGAACCTATGATTATATTTCCACTACCCGCAGTTTGATTTACACCCGCCTGATAACCTATACCTATGTTATTTCTTGAAACACCATTTACGTTATACAAAGCACCCGCACCTAAAGCAGTATTTTGGTGTGGTGAAGAAGTCCCTCCACCCATTGCTTGATAACCTATTGCTGTATTGAACTTAGCATTAGTGCCATTAAATGCTTGACCTGCTTGATAACCTACTAAAGTCTGATAAGAGTTTGTAGTCATTAATTTACCCGCTTGTGAACCTACTGATACGTTAAAGAAGCCTGAACCACCTGTATGTGCTTCATAACCAATTCCTACATTTTCTGTACCTGAACTTAATGAATCACCTGCGTAATTTCCTATCATTACGTTTTTATCTCCGGTTGTAGTTGCTTCCATTGATTTATATCCTAAAGCAGTATTATTATCACCTGTTGTAATTGCTTCTAATGATTCTGTTCCAACTGCTAGATTATAGTTAGCACCTGTACTGTCTGCATTACTACCTTTCATAGCACTATGTCCTATTGCTATGTTGTTAGATGCACTTTTC